TCACGTCCGGCGGCAGCGCCGCCGTCGCCGCGCCCGTCGGCAGGGGAAGTGTCGCTGCACTGACGGGCATGGGATTAGACGACGAAACGTCCGTCGCCGACCCGTCCGCGCCGACGCCGATTTTGACGCGTTGGTGCAGGACGCCGCCGATGTCGTCAGCGGCGACCGTTGCGCCCGCGCCGGGTGTGTAGCCTACGTTATCAGCCATAACGGTCCAGCCTCCTTACGACAGCGTTATTGCAGCGCCCGTAAAGTCCACGGTAAACGTCTCGCCGTTCGCCATCGTGATAGACGAGCCGTAGTCCCACCAGCCGACCAGCGGGTCGCCCGCCAGCGTGTCGTCAAACAGCACGACGTAACGGAACGGCCCGACGCTACCTGAAGCCGTCATCACGAGGTCTTGCAGAACCAGCGTGTAGGTGCCGCTTGTCTGCGATGAACTTGTGGTGGTTACGTTCCGGGACGACAAGTTCGTGTAAGAAATCTGCGTTATGTCAGCAATTACGCTGTTAGTCGCAACCGGCGCGGTATTGGTCAGCGCAATGGCAAACTGGTCGGAGCCAAGATTGGTCCCTTCAACCATTGTTTCAGCCCATGCGTTGAACTTGTTAAATGTTGCCATGATTACTCCATTTCAATCTTAACGATTTGACCTTTTTCACGAACAACCCGCTTGGGTCTTGCCAACGCTTCTAAGGCTTTGTCAAGATTTTCTTTGTTTAATTCTATCAGAGAGGACATAGTATTCCCGCTTTCATTTACGGCTGAAGCTATGGAAACCATGTTTTGCTCTAGCGCTTGCACGGCAGATTGCATGCTTTGCAATGCTTGCGACAACATAATTAATGATTCTTGATTTTCTCTCTCATTGTTTTGTTGCTCGTTTTGTTGCTGGCTTTGTTGCTCAAGTTGTTTGCGCTTGATGGCGTTTTCGATGGAAATGGCTTCAAGCTGAAGCCTTTCTTTCTCAATTTGAAATGGGTTTTGGACAGGCGGTTGTTCAACAAACGGCATTTGTTGAACGACTTCTTTCTCCGGCCTAGGCTGCGTAATTTCGTTGCTAACCATTGCCAAGGTCTCGACGGTCTTGGTCTTGGAAAGCTCAGCCTCTGCTCTTGCTTTTTCAGCATCTGCCAATGCTTTTGCGGCCTTTGCCTTTTCGTTTTCAGCAGCGGCTTCAAGGTAAATCTGATTTGGGTCGGGCGGCAACTCTTGTTGCGACATCATTTCCTTTTCTTCGTCCGTAGGCTTGAGGACTCCCATGGCCACTAACTGCGTCCTGTAATAATCCCGAAACTCAGAAAGTCCTTCGCCCTCCATGTTCATCATCGCAGCAGCTTGCAGAATCTTTGCGGTCTCAGGGTCTTGAGACAACGCCATCATCTGAGTAAGCGCGCGCACTGTAGCAGCGCGTTTACTACTACTAGAAGGGCCCACTTCAACAGCAACGTCATACTCAGCTTCAGATAGATCATTCTTATAGTCCAGCTCACCGTCTTCTCCTACGATGGGAACCATTAGTTCTATGCTGTTAACTTCTCCTTGTGTTCCTAGGCCCTTCATTTTCCGGCCTTCTTCTACATATACTACTTTTGCCATCGACAACCAAATTTCACCGCAACGCTTAATTCCTTTAGCAAAGTTAGACATATAAATAAAAGTCTGCATGTCCAGACGGTTTTGCACCATCTCAACCGCTTTGCCGCTTACATTAGCAACAACTTTGTCTCCTTGTTCCTGGTTGCCCAAAACGTCCTTAATATCCGCTTCAGTAATCTGCAACAGCGCAGCCAGAGCAGGCGGAATATCAGGAGGTTCTACATACCCTACCGGGCCAGCAGGTTGAGTGCTCCCGTCAGGCCCTGTAACTGGGTTGATAACCTGGAAAGGGAAGTTTTCAATGTTGTCTTGTCGCCATCTTTCTTGATGGCCGTCAATCTGCTCCGCCAAGAAAATAGGCTTCTTGATGGGTGAAAGCGCGCTGATCTCGGCAAGCTTTGAACGCTGCATGTTTGCCAGTCGCTGCGCGTCTTTAGCAAGCCTAACATGACCAGAAAACCGCTCAATGTTGTCAATAAACCATCGCTTTCCATACACCGGCACGATAGGAATATGCTTGCCAGCAATGTATCCGCAGTCTTCTAGAACACGAGACCCAGACATAATGTATTTGTGAACCTTGCGGCGCTTAACAGATTTTGTCTTGACTAGAACACTGCCAATCGCAGCCAGTTCTTCTTTAGCTTCGTCTGTAAGCTCGTCTTCGCTATATTTGTCTTCTTCTCCATGAAGAGACTTGTAGATGTAAACTTTTTCTTTTACTTCTTCTACGCGATAGTACTCGGCTATATAAACAACATCCGGGGTGCACCAGTCAAACTGCAATTGATAAATGCTTTTATCCCACGACGAGGGATCGTCGCCATATTGCTCTTTGTAGGCTTCAGTGGTCATGCTGGTTAGTACCCAGCACCGGGTAGCGTCGCTTTTGTCTTGCCTCTTTGCTTGCAAGTCAAAAAAGACACTAGAGTCAGCGTCAAAGATGGGCTCTATACGGATACGCTGCTTATCGTCTTCATCGTCTTCTTCGTCCTCATAGCAGGCACGAAGACGCCATGCCCCCATGCCACCACCTACCATCTCTGTAAAGGCGTTGTCGTATGCTTCTTCCGCGCAAGAGTCCTGCTCATCAGCACGGTAGAGCCCGTCACAAGTGTCTGCTAGTTCGTCGTATTCGTCGCCCTCTTTCGAGACAAAATCAACCGTAATGCGGTTAGACCTGTACTCACTTTCAATGCGTTGAATCGCTAGGGCGATCTTGTTTACTTCAAGCCGTGGCTTATTCTCGAATTGTTGGCCTAGTGGGCCCTCCCACTGCGCGCCAGCAATAGAATAGAAACGCCTGTCTTCGAGACACTGTAGACGCTCAGCCCTTACCGCATCTTGCACCGTGTCAAACTCTTGCACCGCTTCGCTGTGAATCTTTATTAAATACATATCATCTCCGCGCCGCCATCGCCGACCAATAATTGGCAGAAGGCATGACCACTACATTTCCCGTGCGTCGAGGGGTTACCCGCCTTAGACCCTCGCACGAGTACCGTAGGGCGTCTATGGTGTGATTATCTTTATCCTCAAGGATGGGTAGTACCGCCCCAGTGCCCGCATCCGTCTTATAGCGGTACAAGGACAATTCGTCGATTACATGTTTACACCGTGGATGCACCACGATATCGCACGACTTCAGCCATTCGATCCCCTCCTCCACCGACTTAGGCCCTTTAACGGCAGGCATTATCTTCGGGTATCCGTGGCTCCGCATATGGCTAATCGTCTCGGGTCTAGCAGAGTCGGCAATGATCGGCCATCTTGTAGACTCCGGCACCGTACCGAATAGGTCAGGGGTGTCTACGATCTCGCACCCCACCATGTAAGCCTCATAGTCTACATACAACGTGCGGCCTACTTGATACGACCGCACGAGTACCGTCGGGTCGGTAGCGAAACCCCAATCAGCGCCGAATCTGAACAGCACGTCAGAAGGGGCGTCGAACTCCTCGACACGCCAATTGCGGAATACCCTGGCCTCAGTGTTCTGTAAGTACCCTCCGCACCATACGTGGCCATACCGGTCAGGGTCTCGCCCACGGTCGTATTCCATTTCCTGCCTGAGCACGTCCGGGAACCAGGGGTTATCCTGATAGTTCACCTCCACCACGATAGAGCCAGGAGGGGGAGACTTGCGTAGGAAGGCGTCGACAGGATCGTCTTCGCTGGCAGGGTTCCAGCTAAACCACAGCTCACTTCCATCTTCGCGGATCGTTGGGCGCAGCAAGTCTAGGCTACGCTGGCTAAGGGACTGGGCTTCCTCAACCCATGCCCGGCTATAGCCTTCTAGAGACTTTATAGAGTCGCTGGTGTGGTTTTGCATGCCCTGGAACAAGATAATGCCGCCCTCGCCCCCGGCGGGCCCGTGGCTCTTGATAAGGGCATCCTGTGCGGTGAAGTACGCACCCGCGTTAAGCTTTGCTATCTGGTCTTCAAGGAGCCTCTTTACTGACTGTGACAGGCTCTTTTGCACCTCACGCACACATACCGACCTGGTGCCATGGTCCAGCAAGTGCGACTCGAGCATGAGACTGGCGAAGAAGTGTGACTTGCCGGAACCTCGCCCTCCATGCGCGCCCTTGTACCGCGCAGGCCGCAGCAGCGGAGCAAGCTTGGCGGGAGTCTCAATCTGCAGGACTGTCATTAACAATCCGTCGTTCGATCACGGCCAACACGGCACCACCTTCCGGTCCGCTGATCGACTGGTGAGCTTTGCCGTCAAGTCTGTCGGCTAGTTCACGGATCGCCCAGCCTTCGCCCTCAGCGGCCTTCTCTAGCAGCCGGTCAGCAGCAGCGCGAAGCTTCTTCGAATCGCCCTGTGCAATCGCACGGTTAAGCGCATCTAAAAACGGCTTATTTACTGGCCTTCCTGTCGGATTCCCGCTTTGTCCGGTTTTCCAGGTCATAGTATCAAGTCCAACTCATTGATCTTCTTTACTGCTGTCGGGATTTCGGCGTCGGTTTTCTGACACTTGACGCCTTTTCGTCACTCTATCATTCCTCTACCTGTTTTCCAAGTCTATGGCTTTTCTGGCACTGTTTTTGCCCTTTCTTTTTCTTGTGTCATTTTACGTCACATTGTGCCTGCATTTATTGTCACCTTGTCTTTCATTGTCTTGTCTATCTAGCTTCTGGCGTCTGACTCTTCCTGTCTTTCTGCCCTTCCTTTTTCTCCCTTTTCTTTTTTCACTGCAAAAACAAGCCTTTGCATAATCCTAGGCTATGCTGGCACAGCATCTGCATTATTAGTGGCATCGACAACACCACTGCGCACAACGCGCAGCAACCACCGGAGAGCAACATGAACAAGTTCCAAGTAAGCGCCAACGGCACCATTTTCGGCGTTTACGAAGCCGCCACTGAGCAAGAAGCCCGCGACCTGTGCGCGCAAGACGCCGGCTACAAGACCGAAGCCGACATGGTGGCGCGGCTTGAGCAGCCTAGCGCGCTGGTCGCTGAAATTGCCGAATGAGAGCAGCCCCGGGGCGCAATCCCTTGGCAGGCGGCCGCCCTCGGAATCATCTAGCAGTATCAACACAGGAGCAGACACATGAAACTGCCTAACACCGGAATCGAAATGGCCATTGCGTCTCGCGATACCCGCGACTACCTTAACCATGCTCACCTGGACGCGGAAAACAAACGGCTGATTGCCTGCAACGGACAAATCCTTGCGATTGCGCCCGTTGAGGTAGACGAAGAAGACACTAGCGGCCCAGTCGGCATTGACGCGATCAAAGCGGCCCGCAAGGCGTCCGGCAATAAGGCGGACGCAACGGTAATCGTTAATAATGATCAACTGATTCCGGCTGCCGGAATGTCAATGTCGCGGCCTCGTGTCGGCGAATACCCGGATGTCGATCGCATATTGAGAGGTGCGCGCCC